GGGATTGGAATGGTTCAGCCCAGGTTGGAATCGGTGAAACAGGGAAATGGTTCTTACGGGCCTGCGGTTGCTGCATGGTCTGAGCGCGTTCTTTCCCGCAAACTCTTTGACTGGCAAATCATTGCGTTGACCGGACAATTGACCCACGATGAAAACGGTGACCTTGTGTTCCGTGAAGCGTTGACTAGCTGCGCCAGACAAAATGGAAAATCGGTTGCTTTGACCAGCCTCTGTGGGTACTTTTTGACCGACTGGTCAGCGATGCGCGGTAAACCAATCCACGTTCTTTCCGTTGCTAACAAACTGGATCGCGCGGTTGCAATCTTCAATGAACTTGCACCGGTACTCGAGGCACAATTTGAAGGACATGTCACCTGGTCGTATGGACGCAACAAAGTTGAGATGCCGAACGGGTCGACATGGGAAGTCCGCGCTGCGACGCCAAACCTTCACGGCGGAACTTACGATCTAATTGTTGTTGACGAAATCTGGAATGTCTCCGAAGAGGTCTACTTTGACGCGCTCCGCCCGTCGCAGATTGCGGTCAAGTCTCCGCTCCTTTCCTCCTGGTCAACTTCAGGTGACGAATCTTCAAAGACAATGCAGCGTCTTCGCGAGGCAGCAATTGGCGCAATAGACCAACAGAAACAGACTCGTCTTTACTTTGCCGAATGGAGTCTTCCGTCGGTAGACCCGAACGACGAAATCAATTGGGGCTACGCCAACCCCGCGCTTGGTCAAACAATTACCCTCGAGGCATTGCAAGCAGCTGCGGAAACTCCCGATCGTGCAGCGTTCCTCCGCGCCCACCTGAATCTGTGGGTCTCGTCGGCGGACGCTTGGATTCAGCCAGGAGTCTGGGACAAATTGTTTACCGAATCCGACTGTCCCGCTGGAGGCGTCCTTGCAGTCGACTCATCCACAGGGGGCGAGAAGTATGTGGGCATTCGTTGCGGACTTACCGAAGAGGGCAACATCATTGCAACTGTGCAATTCTCCACAGAGTCCCTCAAGGAAATGTGGATAAAGATTAACGAGGCAATGGAGGCAGACCCGAAACTGCGCCTGGCAATTACACCGGCACTTGACCTTCATACGCCAGAGAAGTTAGAACGGCGACGTCAAATTTTCGGCTACGCCGAGGTACTTAAATTCACAGGTCTGACGCGCTCGCTGATTCTCGAGAAACGCATCTACCACCGAGGCGAAGAACTGCTAGCAACCCATGTCAACCGCGCCGTCCTCGCCCGCGCAAACGGTCAAGTCGTGATCTCCTCGCAACGCTCCCCAGGTCCGATTGAGGCAGCGCGACTTCTAGTCGTCGCAGCAGCTCTTGTTTCCCGCCCGTCAAATACTGGACGCGCAGCAATGGCGTTTGGAAGGTAGTTGCATTTGCAACTAGTTTGTGGGAGACTCCAGTCGTGGCGTTCTTCTCCCGAAAAATAACTACCGCAGAATTTGCGTCGTCGCCCGTAAAGGCAGCTGCCGGAGTCGGCATGTCTGGCATCCCTCCGACGTACGCATGGACAAGCGGAGCATTTGAGCAGATCGCCCTTGCTCTTCCGACTGTGTCGCGGGCGAGAGACCTTCTCGCCTCGACCATCTCAAGTCTTGAGTTCCGTCAGTATGTGAAGCAATGGAACGGCACCGAGTACGAAGAGATATACGTCCCGAATGAATCATGGATGGAGAACCCTGATCCAAAAGTTCCGCGCCAGTTCATCCTTGCAAATACGGTCACGGACTTATGGATGACGGGACGCGCCTTCTGGGCAGTTACTTCCCGTAATGCAACCGACGGACGCCCAATGAGTTTTGAATGGCTACCTTCCTCAAATATCCAGACGCCCTCCCAAGTCGGCCCGCAGTATTTCGGAATGCCAGACGAAATTGAGTTCAACGGCATTCAACTTGACCCGAACGAAATCATCACGTTCCTTGCACCGACAACTGGTCTCATGTTCTCAGGTCGACGCTCCGTCAGCATTGCGACTCACCTTGACCAGTACGCAGATCGTGCAGCAACCATTGAAACCGTCCCTGGTTATCTTCAGCAAACTTCCGCAGGCGAGACAATGTCCGGTGAAGAACTTGGAGACTTGGCAGCGCAATGGGCGCAGGCTCGGCGCGAAGGCAACGTCATCGGCGCGTTAAACAACTATGTCAACTTTGTGGAGTTTGACCGTGACCCGCTTGAAGTCAACGCAGCGCAACGCGAATACCAAGCACTTGACCTTTCCCGCATGTGTTCAGTCCCCGCGTACCTCGTATCTGCTCCGACACCAGGCGCGTCAATGACTTATCAGAACGCGTCTCAGGCTCGTCAGGATCTGTGGCTCTTCGGGGCGCAAATGTACGCTCACGCAATTGAATCTCGTCTCAGCATGAATGACGTTCTCAGTCGAGGACGCTTCGTTCGCTTTGACACAGACGACCTTCTTTCCATTGGCGATATGCACGACGCATTAGTCGAACCACAAGTTCCAGACCTCGAGGAGATTCCTTCATGATTAAGTTCACCGCCGTCCCCGTCACCCTTGACGCTGCAGCTGGAGAAGATGCACCGCGCACCATCACCGGCATTGCAGTCCCTTGGGACACCGTCGCAACCGTCTCAGGTGGCGAGAAGGTCATGTTCAAGCGCGGAGCCTTTGACTTGAATGCCAAGCCCGCGCGACTTCTAGAAAACCACGACGGACGCCCAATCGGAATCGTTACCGAACTTGTTGACCTTGACAACGGCCTTGGATTCAGCGCAACTTTTGCTCGTTCAAAAGCAGCCGACGACGTCGTTGAACTTATTCAGATGTCCGCATACGACTCAGTCTCCGTCGGTGCAGTACCCAAGAAATTTAAGTACGACAAGAACGGCGTCATGATTGTTTCATCCGCTGATCTACAAGAACTTTCGGTAGTAAGCGTTCCGGCATTTGCCGACGCCATTATTGAACAAATCGCAGCCTCAGAACACGACCCAGAAGAAGTCGAAGAAGAGGAAGACGAACCCCAACCCGACACAAGTCTCCAGGAGGAAACAATGTCAACAGAAACCCAAGTCGAAGCCTCCGCGCCCGACACCATCCCAACATCACCAATCTTCGCTTCGGCAAAGAAAGAGTTCAAACTTCCTTCCGCTGGCGAATGGATCTCCGCACAGATGCAAGGTGGCGCAATCGCTGCCGAGTTCAACGCTCGCATCAAAGCCGCTGCTCCAGATGTGACCACCGCTGACCTTGACGGCATCATGCCATTGCCAATTTTGGCTCCCATCTATTCTGGAATCCAAGGTCTCCGTCCTGTTGTCGATGCAATCGGCGCTCGCCAAATGCCCGCATCAGGCAAGGTCTTCATCGTTCCAAAAATTACAACCCATACCTCAATTGGTGGGCCACAGACACAGAACACCACAATCACCGCTGGTCAGTTCATTGTTGATGACATCCAAATTACCAAGGACATCTACGGCGGATACGTCGAAGTCTCCGAGGCTTCAATTGACTGGAGTTCTCCAGAGGTTCTCACCGGACTCCTCGAGGACATGGGCAAAAAATACGCCCTTGCAACCGACAACGCAGCCGCTGACGCGCTTCTTGCAGGCACTTCACAGACAACAGGCAACGTCGCACCGACAGACCCTTCAGACTGGGTTGCAAAAGTTTACGCTTGCGCAAACACCATCCTCGCAAATGGCAACTACCTTCCAGACCATCTTTTCGTGTCTGGCGATGTATTCGCGCAGCTTGGAACTTTGAGCGACGACCAGGGCAGGCCGTTATTTCCACAGGTTGGCCCAATGAACGCATTTGGTTCAATGAATGCAGGTTCTCGTGAAGCGATTGTCTTCGGACTTCGTCTTGTGGTTGACACCAACTTTGCAGCAAAGACCACCATTGTTGGTGCAGCAGCAACTGGTGCATTCCGTTGTTACGAACAGCAGAAGGGCGCAATCAGCCTGGACAATCCTTCAACATTGTCTCGCACAATCGCCTTCAGAGGGTATTTTGCACCGAAGATGATTGACGCCAACCAATTCATGAAAATCCCTCAGGCTTAGTCCTGAGACACGACAGGGACTGACTAATGGCTACTTACGATCTGGCGTTTCATACGCGCCTCGATGGGTACGCCATTTTTCAGACCTTTGTTGAGACTGGCATACAGGTCGGGGACTCCGTAACAGTGACAGGCGCAGGCCACTCATTCAACGCAACCGCAACCATCGTCTCAACACAAGACTTTGAATTCATCGGGTTATCTGACGAGGGCGACCTTGAATTTGACTCCGATGTAATTCGTCTTTACCAGTTCATGTATGTCAACGCAGGCGACGACTTCACTCGATCTACTGCTACCGGTGCAGTGACTTTTACTCCGTCCGTTTCATGGATTAACGCAGCCGATGTCACCTCATGGCTCGGCATTGACGTTGCAACCGCCAACGACACCGCCTTCATCACAGTCTGCGTCAACGCAGCCAACAACTACATCTTCCGCAAGCGTCGCGAAGCCGGATACACCGATTCGCAATCCACGGTGCCAGGTGCCGACGTCAAACTCGGCACAATCATGTACGCAGCAACCCTTTACCGTGAGCGCGGATCAGCAGATTCCTTTGCCTCATTTGACGCCATGTCTTCAATCCCCATTCCCTCAACAATGGGACGCATCATGGCTCTCATTGGTTGCGGAAGGCCACAGGTCGCGTAATGGCTGCAACAGGAATCCTCGTCGACGCAGTCAACGCAATCAAAACACAACTCACCGCGCTCGGCCTCAAACCAGTCACAGACCCGCGCAACGCGCGACCAATGTCCGTCATGATTGAACTTCCCGTCATGACTTCGTTCACTTACAACGTGGGCGACTTTCGCATTCCAGTCCGCATCCTTGCAGCCCCTCCAGGCAACCAAGACAGCGGAGACTATTTGATGTCAACAGTTGACACCATCATGAACTCGTCCATCGCAGTTACAGACGCCCGTCCAGGCAATGCAAACTACGGCGGGCAAGACATACCCACATATGATCTCACGGTGGCAATCGCCGTGCGTAGAAACTAAGGAGCCACTATGGCAACAGCAACATTCCTGTCAGGTGCAACCTGCTCAATCACCCCAACCGGCGGAGCAGCCGTCGATGTTTCGGATCAACTTTCGAAATGTGAAGTCATGCTCGGTTTTGAACTTCTCGAATCAACTTCGCTGGCTGATACTGGCCGACAGGCAACAAAGGGCCTCCAAAGCGTCGCGGTTAACCTCGACCTGTATCTCTCATACGGTGCAACCGAAGTTGAAGCACTTCTCAGCGCAATCGTCGCTGCGGGTTCATGCACAATCGTCGTGTCCCCATCAGGCACGACAGAAGGTCCAAGCAATCCAGAGTTCACAATTACGACGTGCACACTTGACGCAGCTCCGGTCATCATGTCGTCCATCGGCACCCTTGCCGTGGCTTCAATTTCGTTTACAAACGGCACCTGGGCACGAGACATCGTCTAAAAAATAAAAGAGGGAAACGAATGAAAATCCGACTACAAGTAACACCGATTGAAGGCGACCCATATGAATGCGAAACGAATTTATTCGTCATCGTGGCATGGGAACGCAAATTCAAACGACAAGCATCCAGTCTCGCAAACGGCATCGGCGCAGAAGACCTTGCATTCTTTGCATTCGAATCTGCTCGAGCTGCGGGAATCACAACCCCGCTCGCCTTTGACGAATTCATCAAGAAAACCAAGGCAATTGACGTCGTGTCGGAGGACGCACCAAGTTTTACAGAAGCGGCAGTTTCCGACGCTCACTAGCGGAGGTTCTTGTCGCGACTGGATACTGGACACCCGACATCCCATTCGACATAGACGATCTGTTTACGGTTGTTGACGTGTTGAACCAACAACAAAAAGCACAAAGGAGCAGACGATGACAGCAAATACTTCAATTGAAGTCGTCGGAGTTCGTGACGCTATTCGTTCGCTCAACAAAATTGAGCCTGGACTCCGTAAGCAGTTCACCGCCGACGCAACTCGTATTGCGCAACCCGCAATCCAAGAAGTGCAGAAGAACTACACGAAAGTTCCTTTGTCCGGTATGGCGCGAAAATGGGAACAAGCCAACAAAAAGATATTCCCGTTCTCTGTCGCAAAGGCAATCTCTGGAGTCAAGTTAAAGGTTGACGCCTCTCGAGAGGCAACTTCCCTGATCTACATCACGCAGACCAATGTTGCAGCAGCAGTATTTGAAGCAGCAGGACGCGCTAACCAAAACCGCCTGGGCGATTCCCTTGGGCAATTGCGCCCGAACCATACGCGCATTCTTGGGCCTTCCGTGTTCCGCAAGCGTCGCGAGATTGAAAGCGAACTTGTACGCGCCACAAATGAAGTCAAAGCTCGCGTTGAAAGAGAACTCAAATGACAATTGCAATCCCAATCATCACAGAGTTCAACGGCAAAGGAATCTCTTCTGCAATCAAGGAATTCAAAAACCTTGAAACCAACGGACAAAAAGCACAGTTTGCAATCCAAAAGGCAGCACTTCCCGCAGCTGCTGCACTTGCAGGTCTGACCGCTGCACTTGGATCAGCAGTCAAAGGCGCAATTGAAGATGCAGCCGCGCAGGACAAACTTGCCGAACAGATTCGACGCACCACAGGCGCAACCGACGAACAAATCAGCGCAAACGAAAACTGGATCAGCACCCAAGGCAAACTGCTCGGAGTCACCGACGACGAACTTCGTCCGGCACTTGGCGGTCTAGTCAGGGCAACTGGCGACATCACCAAGGCGCAACAATTGGCATCCGCTGCAATGGACATCAGTTCGGCAAAGGGTCTCAGTTTAGAAACAGTGACAAAAAGTCTTGAAAAGGCATACGGCGGAAACTTCACCGCACTAGCAAAACTGTCCCCAGAACTTCGTCAAATGATTAAAGACGGCGCATCACTAGATGAAGTCATGGCAGCAATGTCAAAGACCTTCGGTGGCGCAGCATCAGACGCAGCCGAAACTACTGCCGGCAAATTTAAGCGCATGAAAGTTGCCCTCGATGAAACAAAGGAGTCAATCGGCGCTGCACTTATGCCGGCCGTTGAAGCAATCCTGCCAGTTCTGCAATCGTTTGCAACATGGGCGCAAGACAACCCCGAAAAGTTCCTTGCAATCGCAGCTGCTGTCGGCGCAATATCCGCAGCCGTTGTTCTGTTCACAGTCGCAGCAAAAGCAGCAACCGTTGTCAACGCTCTTCTTGCAACGTCATTCACCGCGCTCCAGGTGGCATCAGGACTGATTGTGTTCACCGCAATCATTGCCGGTCTTGTACTTGCATACAATAAATTCGAATGGTTCCGAGACGGCGTTAAAGCAGTCATGAGCGGAATCGCTACTTACTTTGAGTTCATTGCAAACGCATGGATCAAAGTCATCAACGTCATCATTAAAGGCATCAACTTAATCAAGCCTGGCAAAGACATCGGCACCCTGTCGGCAATCAGCATTGGCGGGAATCCTGCTGGGGCATTTACTTCAACCGCGCAAGCCGAGGCTTCAATGGGCTTCACAGGAACAGCAGAAGTTGCAGCCCTCGTCCCGTACAACATCGACCAACCAACAAAAGCGCCAAAAGTTTCCAAGGTTCCACCGTCAATCTTTGAAGAAGGCAACGCAGGAGGGTTCGAGAACGCAGGCATTGGCGGTATCGGCCCATTCAGCAACATCACGATCAACATGGACGCAGGACTAGTCTCGTCACCTGCCACAGTCGGTCAAGACATCATTGACGCCATCCTTGCAGCGCAACGCAACTCAGGACAGGTCTTTGCACCGGCGGTCACTTTCTAATGACTGTCCCCACATACCAAGTCCTTGTCGGATTCCAAACGACCACAGGATTCGGTACACCCTTTCAACTTGACGACCCCGTCTACGGGATTCTCGACACAAGCACTCTTGGCGGTCTCGCATACGCAGACCTGACCTCGCTCGTCCTGTCGATTAACATTAAGCGCGGACGCAACCGCCAACTAGACCAGTTCAACGCAGGAACCGCACAAGTCGTGTTCAACAACAACTCCCGCATCCTTGACCCGCTCAACACGTCCTCGATCTACTACCCGTTCGTATTGCCTCGCTCGCCAATCATCATTTACGCCAACGGGACTCCCATCTACACAGGGTTCGTTGAGGATTGGGACTTGGACTACCAAAACGCAAACCAGGGCAGAATGTTCGCTCGATGCGTTGACACCTTCGGAACTCTGGCAAATCAGCAACTGAACGCATTCACCCCGTCGGCACAGACTTCAGGCTTGCGCGTAGACGCCGTTCTAGACCGTCCAGAGGTCGCTTACCAAGGTGCAAGGTCTATTGGTACAGGGTCGTCTACTCTCGGGGCTTACGCGGTCTCTCAGGACACAAACGTCCTCAACTATCTTCAGCAGGTGAACACTTCGGAGCAGGGGTACCTCTACACGGCAGCCGACGGAACTCTAACCTTCAAGGGGAGGTCGAGCGTTCTGAACCCTGTGTCGGGCGCGTCCTTCACCACGAACGGCACAGGCATCCCATACATGAGCCTCGTCAACCAGTACGGATCGGAACTGCTCTACAACTACATCGTGACCCAATCGCCCGCAGGAGCTGCACAAACAAACTCTGACGCAAACTCAATTGCGTTGTACCAGGCGCAAAACTACAACCTTCTTAGTTTGCTCAACTCGACTACAACAGAAGTCAACGGTCTTGGCGCGTACCTTCTCGGCAAATACCGCAACCCCGTCGTCCGCTTCACAGGCGTTTCGTGCGAACTTGCAGCACTTACCTCCGCGCAATGGTCAACCATTTTTGCCATCGACCTGACGTCAATCGTGACAGTCCAGAAGGATTACAGCACCGGTACACCAGCCACAGAATCGCAGACCCTGATCACTTCAGGAATTGAACACCGAATCGTCCCAGGGTCTCATATTGTTTCGTACACTTTTGAGAGTACGGACGGCAATCAATACATGACGCTCAATGATTCCATTTTCGGAATTTTGGACACAGGACTACTTAGTTTCTAAAGGAGACAAAACATGGCAACACCAACATCATTTCCAACACCTGCGGTCTCAGGTCAAATTCTCACCGCGGCATACGTCAACGGCATGTCGGGCGCGTTTCGTGTCTTGCAAGTCGTCTACGCATCAACAAGCACCGCCACCACGAACACAACAAGCACATTTGCTGACACAACGCTCACCGCGTCGATTACGCCACAATCAACGTCAAACAAAGTTCTTGTCCTGGTCTCACAAAATGGTTGCTTCAAATCTTCGGCCGACGCAGAAAACCGCATGAACCTTCGCCTTTTGCGCGGAGCAACAAACGTCGCAACATTCAGCGGAGCCTTGTTTCTCTACACAGGATCAGCAATTTCAAACGGCGCAGCTGCAAGTATTTCTCTTTTAGATTCGCCCGCCTCAATTGCCTCCGTTACTTACAAGACGCAATTCAATAACCCGAACAACACGGCATCTGTAATCGTTCAAGAAGGCAGCGCAGTTTCAACAATGGTTTTGTTAGAAATCAGCGCATGATGCGAAAAAGCCTGATTCTATTGATTATTTGCGCATCGCTAACCGCTTGCGCAGACCGTACCCGTGTCAATTGTGAGCGCGTAAAAAACAAAGCACTTTCGGCAGCAACAATTGCACCGAACGAAACAGGAACAGGACGTTGCGCATGAAAATGAGACCACGACTTTCAAACGAAGAAATCAAAGGACGACTAATCCTGATCGTCGGACTAGCAATCTCCATTGCATTCGTCGGCACCGTGTTCGTCCTTCTGTACGGACTTCTGTTCGTGGTACAGCCTCTCGAGCAAGCACCGAACGATGCTGAAGCCTGGAAGATTCTGTCTCCGCTGACTTTGACCATGTCAGGCGTCCTTGCCGGTCTCCTTGCCTCTAACGGCCTGAAGGGAAATCAGAACGACAAGGACAAGAGAGATGACTAATCGCGTCTACCCGTACTACCCGTCATGGGACGGCAAAGGGACACAACCTGTCACGGCAAAACTTGTTGAACTCTGCAAAGCACGTTGGGGAACAAAGTCCCTCGGCACATACGCCAACCGACCAATGAGAAACAACGCCGGTCTTTCAGTCCATGCCACCGGATACGCAGCTGACATCCAATACAAAGACGAAGCGCAAGCGCGGGAAATGTGGGACTGGTTCCTTGCCAACTCAAAAGCCCTCGGACTATGCGAACTGCATTGGTATGCATACGGCGAGTACGGCGCGGGCTATCGATGCTCCAGGGGCGAAGGCAAAAAAGGCGTCAAAATCTACACCGCCGACGACAACGCTGGTTCGTATCAAGGCAACCCCAACTGGCTGCACTTTGAAATGGCAAAGCAATCCGCAGAGGCATTTGAAGCCGCATGGCGGGCGCTGCCGAAACCATAAATCGCACGAAGAAATCACCCTCTTCGAGCTAGACCTCGGGACTGACTGTGTTTCCCTCATTGGTTCCGAGGTCGAATCCGCCACCCAGACGCCTCCCTGTGTTACAACATCAGGACACAAACAGCGAAGGGAAACCGCTATGAACCACCAAGACAAACTTATTTACTTCACTTATGGGTGGCTCGTCTCATGGGCTTACTTTAAGATTATTAACCGCTACTGGAAGAACTGATGCTTCCCTCGTGGGGTTACTACCCGTTATGGTCTAAGGACAAACTAACCCTCGTTCAGATCTTCACGGATCCGGCAACAGAAGAGATCGTCAAAGTCACAGTCGCCACAAGGCGTGCTCCCTGGATGATGTTCGCTTCGATTACAGAAGTTGAAAAGGTTGATTAAGAGAATCATGGCAATCGCCCTCATCACCGCAATATCCATTCCTGCTCCGGCATTCGCAGCTGCACAGCGCGACACCTTCAGCAAATATCACGGCGTCCTGCCAGACGCTTATTACGACGGACTAGCCCGTTGTGAAACTGGCGGAAACTGGCAACACTCGACGCGCTCATACACGGGCGGTCTCGGCATTTACCGAGGCACCTGGCAACGATGGTCAAACTCCTCGAGCGCAAAAGGTAAGACCCCCGCGCAACAGGTCAAGGTCGCAGACGCAATCGCATTCAAAAGCCACATCAAC